ATGCCTCATGTCGACGAATTAGAAGCGATGGATCGCCAGCAGCTTTTAGCGCTCTGGCAAGATCTCTTCGACGTGCCGCCGCCAAAGAGCCTGAGCCGGCCCTTCCTACGACGCGTGCTCGCCTTCGAGGTGCAAGCCCGCTCGATGGGCGGTTTGCGCAAGGGTTTCACGACCAAACTGGAGCGCGCGGCGGGGGATGACGCGCCGAAACGCAGCGATGGCCTTCAACCGGGCGGGCGGCTATTGCGCGAGTGGAACGGTGTCACCCACGTCGTCGATGTCACCGAGCAGGGGTTTCGCTGGCGGGACCAAACTTGGCGCTCGCTCTCGGCGATCGCGCGTGAGATCACCGGCGCGCACTGGTCGGGGCCGCGTTTCTTCGGCTTGAATGGCGGGGCAGGGCGGTGAGCCGCAAAATCCGGTGCGCCATCTATACCCGGAAATCAACGGAGGACGGGCTGGAGCAGGGCTTCAACTCCCTCGACGCCCAGCACGAGGCCTGTGCGGCCTATGTGATCAGCCAGCGTGGCGAAGGCTGGACCCTACTGCCCGCCCGCTATGACGATGGTGGCGTGTCGGGCGGCACGTTGGAGCGCCCAAGGCTACAACGCCTCATGGCCGACATCGATAACGGCCGCATCGACATGGTGGTGGTCTACAAGATCGACCGTCTCACGCGATCGCTTTCGGACTTTGCCAAGCTGGTGGATCGGTTCGAGGCGGCAGGCTGTTCGTTCGTGTCTGTCACGCAGGCCTTCAACACCTCCTCGTCGATGGGCCGGTTGACACTCAACATGCTCTTGAGCTTTGCGCAGTTCGAGCGTGAGGTCACCGCCGAGCGCATCCGTGACAAGATCGCGGCCTCGAAGAAGCGGGGTCTCTGGATGGGTGGTGTCCCGCCGCTGGGCTATGACGCACATCCCGACCCCAACACCCGCAGCCTCGTCATCAACGAGGCGGAGCGTGAGATCGTCAAGACCCTTTATGATCTCTACGACGAGCTCGGCTGCCTTCGGGCTGTCGAGGAGGCAGCCGAGCACCGCGGCCTGCGCTCCAAGCGGCATGTCTTCTCGACGGGCCGGGTGCAGGGTGGCAGGCCACTCTCGCGCGGCCAGATCCATCACATTCTCTGCAACCCGATCTATACGGGCTGCATCCGCCACAAGGACAAGGTGTTCGACGGTCAGCATGCCGCCATCATCGATGCTGACCTTTGGAACCGCGTGCAGGTCAAGCTGCAGGCGGCGAGTGCACGGCCGAGGTCGAAAGCTACAGCGCAGGGCGGCCCGACCGGTTCCGCGCCGCTGATGGGCAAGTTCCGTGACCAGACTGACGATCGCCTGACGCCGAGCCATACGCGGAAAGGTCAGATGCGCGTCCGCTACTATGTCTCGAACCGCATACTCACTGGGACAAAGGATCCAAGTGGTTGGCGCTTGTCAGCGAGACGCTTTGAGATCGCGGTCGCAGTCCTCGTTGCGGATCACCTCGATCACCTGTCCACGCACCATGCCTTGTTCGGCACGCCGAACCTGGGGGCGGTCGATGCCACCGGTCGCATGGTGACGAGATTGACCGAGCGCCTGCGGAACGGGGAGTCGCAGCTATTGGCGCAGCTTGTCAAAAAGGGACAGCTCGGGCACGAGAGGGTTTCCGTGACGCTCGATCGTGAGGCGCTCGCGGCGGATTTGGAGATTGCGCCGGACAAGCTCGCAGAGCGCGCGGTCTCCATCGATGCCCCGTTCACGGTGCGGCGGCGCGGCGTGGAGAACCGGCTCGTGGTCGGGGACATGCGGCCGGTGCCGGATCGCACGCTTCTGCGCGGTCTCGTCAAGGCGTACAAATGGGCGGCGGACCTCCAGGGCGGCATGCCGATTTCGCGGATCGCCCGGCGCGAGCGGGTGACTGAGGCCTATATCCGAACCCGGGCGCAACTGGCCTTTCTCGCGCCCTCGATCCAAAACGCGATCCTGCAGGGAACCCAGCCGGCTGACGTGACCCTGGAACGGCTGGTGCGTATGAGGCTGCCCCTCGACTGGCACGCTCAGGAGCGAGCGCTGGGGTTTGCTCTTTGACGCCGCTTGAGCAAGTGTTGATCCTATTCTTCCAAGCGCCGAAGCCGTCCCTACCGTCACCCCTTGAAGCGTGAACAGTGCCGTAGCTCACCGGGTTGGCGATCGAGGGCGTAGAGCAGCTGGGACATGGTGTCCACCTGGTCATCATGCTTGCCGTTTGGGAAGGACGCGACCTCCGAAAGAAAACCCTCTTTCCAAAGCGCGTCGTGCGGTAGTCGTCCCTCCTTACGTTCCAGTTTTACGGTTTGTGCAGACATCCGCTGCACCTTGTCATGCCGCGGAGAGAAGCCCCGGACGCCACGATGGTTCTGTCGCAGCAGATCAGCGTATAGGCTGCGCCCGACATCCTGGGTCTCGACCACGATCAAATGCGGCGCCCATGTCTGGCGGAGCTTGAACGCCGCTTGACGAAGCTCGGGGTAGATGTGCTGCTCGCGATGCACATCGAGCAAGTCGATGTAATTGCCCTTGAGCCCCCACGTGGTGCAGACCGAGTAGTCATTGGATTCGCCCGGCACCGAGGCGGTATCCCAGCTCTGCACGATGGCCTCGTAGTCTTTCCGGCGCAGGTTTGCAGGGATGGTCCCGAACCACTCGGGCCGAATGATCGAGCCGCCGGCCGGGGTGGGGGATTGCTGATACTGGGCCTCGAAGGTCTTGGACCCGACCTCCCGTCGCACCCGGCCAAGTGTCTCTCGGTCCATATGCGTCGGTGCCAGGATGTCATCAGGGCAGCGTGTCCAGGTCGCCCCTCCGGGAAGCGGGACCTCCCGGACTCTTGTCTCGATGGCAGGCAGCTCGAGGATCTCCCAGTCGCCTGAGGGCAAGAGACGTCCGGCCAGATCATCCTCATGGAGCCGCTGCATGATCAGAAGGATGGCGCCATGTATTGGCTTATCAAGGCGGCTTACTGTGGTCTCGCGATACCGCTTGTAAACAGCGTCGCGTTGGGTTTCCGATTGGGCGTCCTCGGCTTTCATCGGGTCATCGATGATTGCGAAGTCGCCTCCGAAGCCGGTTATTGCCCCGCCCATCGAGCGGGCCATTCGGTACCCCCCTGCTGTCGTCCGGAGTTCCGAAGCCGATGCACGACGCGGATCGAGCAAAAGTTCGGGAAACACAGCTCGATGCCACGGCGCCTCGATCAATCTGCGCACGTCCCGACTGAACCCTTCGGCGAGATCGCTTCCATAACTCAGGGACAAGATCCGCGCTCCGGGATGGCGCCCCATCAACCAGGCAGTGAAGGCCACATTGGCTATTGTGGATTTGAGGTGGCGCGGTGGCATGAGGATCATGGCGCGCTTGACCTCCCCGCGCTCGATGCGTTCCAGCAAATGGCAGATGGCCCGCATGTAGAGTGCGACGTCCAATGGCACGTCGCCGCGCAGCTCGCGAAAGGCACGGATGACGTAGCTCATGAGATTGTCGCGGTAGAGAAGCCGGGCGGCCTCAGCTGGGGGTATCAGTGACGTCATCGTCGTCCTCCGTCGGGTGTTCGAGGTCATGTTCGCTCTGGGCGTCCTCCAGAAGTTTCAACCAGTCTGCATGCGCACTCATCGCTTCGAGATCAGCTGACGTCAGCTGAAGCTGTTGGGGATGACTGGTCTCCGAGACATCGACTCCGATATAATCGGAAATAAATTTGATGGCCGGAAGGTCCCCTTTGAGAGCCTTTGCAAATACCGTAAACACCATGGCGTCGAGGTGCGTCATGGCCTGTGATTTCCCGTTTTTCTGGACGGTGATGTCCTCACTCGCAATCTGCATCAGCTTGGCCTTGATGCTAGTCTCCTTCTTGCTCTTGCCCGACGGGTTGCCGGACTGGCCCTTCTGGAACTGGGTATGTTTCGGAGGCTTGCCGTAGCCGACTTCGTAGTCGGGTACCCCCTTTGGTTTTTTCGCCATTAGAAGGTCTCCTTGTCGGGGGCGCCAGGAGCCTCAGAGGTCTCGCCCGACGCGTCGCTTGCGATTTCGTTGAAAGAATGGCCGCTCTCGGCATGGATCGCGTCGCGCCCGGTCAGCTTCTGCCAGCGGCGGATCGCCAGATCGACATAAGCCGGCTCGATCTCAACGCCCACGCAGCGCCGCCCGGTGCGCTCGGCGGCCATGAGCGTTGTGCCCGATCCCAGAAACGGATCCAGCACCAGGTCGTCCGGTGCCGTCACATCTAGAAGCGCGTCCATCACCAGCCGGACCGGTTTGACCGTCGGGTGCGCGGCCCAATTATCATCCGGGTCCTTGGCGCCTCCCGTGGCGCCTGCATACTCCCAGACATTTGTGCGGTTCCGGCCAAACTGCCCGAGTTGGACGTTGTTCGTGTGGCTCGCCCCGGGTTTTCTGGCGACAAAAACGAACTCGTGGCGGCTGCGGTAAAGGCTGCCCATCCCGCCATTGCTCTTGGCCCAGACGCAGATGTTGAGGATGTCGAGGCCGAGCTTTTCGAGCGCCTCGTCCATTTCAACGTGATGCCGCCAATCCATGCAGGAGAAGATTACAGCGCCCGGTTTGATGTAGGCGACGGCCGACCCCAGAGCATCGACCAGCAAGGCCAGGAACTCTTTGCGGGACATCTCGCCCGAGCCCTCCGCGAACTCCTTGAAGCCGCCTTTCTTGGCGCGCACGTGGCCGTTGACTTTCACATTGTAGGGCGGATCGGTGAAGACCGCGTCCGCCACATCACCGTTGAGGCATTTGGCAAGGCTGCTGCTGTCGCGCGATGATCCGCAAACGATCTGGTGGTCGCCCAGGATCCACACGTCGCCCCGTTGGCTGACGATGGGTTCACCATGCGCCGCGTCGTCATCGAGGTTATCGGCCGGGTCATCCTCGCCACCGTCATCTCCGCCGATCTTGATCGCTTCGATCTCGGGAAGCTCGAAGCCCGGGAATTCAAAGTCACCGTCGATCTCAATAAGTTCATTTATTTCGATGTGCAGCGCGTCGTCATCCCACTCACCGGTTTCCTGAAGCTTGTTCAGGGACAGTCTAAGGCGACGCACTTCTTCGTCCGCGAGATCATCCACGACAATGCAGGGCACGTGTTCAGCCCCGAGCAGGCGCGCTGCCGCCAGCCGCGCGTGCCCGTCGATGACGTGGTACTTGCCATCAATCAGGATCGGAATGCGGTTGCCGAAGCGCGTGATGGACTGCTTGACAGCCTTCTCTTGTTTTTCGAGAGCTTTTCGAACTCGGCGCGGGGCGTCTTTGATCTTGTCAATCTCGACCCAAAAAATTTCCACTGGCGGGAAGGGATCATTTGTGCCGTGGCTCGGCTTCGCTTTCTTGATGGTAACAGGCATGGTCTCTCCGTACGCAATGTTGATTTCTGCGATGGAGAGAAGCGCCCTAGACGGCATGCTTCGACCATCGCGTTCAGGGCGATGAAGTCGGAAGCTTGCTGTATTCGAGCTTCGAGTTTTGTACCTTTTCAATCGCAAAATCGCCCAAACATGTCAACAGCTAAAAATAGCGTAACTTATTGAACATAGTAGACAAACGGCCTGAAGGTCCTTGGCAGTATCCCTGCAGTTTAGACTGGACATGGCGCGCGAACAGAGCGTCATTGCCATCAGGGCGAGTGGTTCGATGGGCGGTTGTGAATGGGCGGAAAAGATTGGGCCTTTGTCTCGGTCGGCTCGCATCAGGCCGATGCCGGCGTGTGACACGGGTGCATGCGCTGACATGGACAAGACGCTAGCCAGTGGCAAGCGTCGGACACGGAAACCGGTCATAGGCGCGCTTCGGGGGCCCGCCGCAATCTGTCAAATCGGCAGAGTGGTGATCTTCGAGCTGCCGAGGTTCGCGACGTGCCTGCGCCAAGTGTATTTGAGAGGAAGGCCGGCGGCGTCTTCCTTGGTTGACCTTCAAAGATCTCCAGAAAGCAAGCCTTGACCATTCCCTGCAAATTCCCTGCTCGGACAGCCAGGGAATTTCTCGTAACTGCCTGATATCAAGAAATGTTCCTCGGGTCTTTTCTCGTTGTTCGACGAAATTTGAGAAATTTCCCTGCAAAATTCCCTGCGACCAGGGAAATCTCAGCAAAACCGAAGCGTGCTATTTGGCCGACTGAGACGCGGCCCGATGTTGCGCGGGAAATCAGGGAAACGGTGCGTCTCTGTTTCTAGATGCCGTTTGCAAGACCCGGAAAACACGCGGGAATTCGCAGGGAAAATGCACACCGGAAATGAGACTCGTCTGGGTGGCGGAGGAGGTGGGATGCTAACTTGATATATAAGTTATTGATTGTATTGTAATTTTATATTCTTGGCTTTTCTATTCCCACTCCTATCCCCACCGAAGGCATGGATTTGGCGGACAAACTCAAGAAAAAAAGGGGCGAGCTTACCCCGGCCTCAGATGGTGCAAGTGCACGGCTGGTGCCAGCCCGAAGCGGAAGCATCGCGACCGGCGCGATAGTGCGAAAGCTGACCTTGGCCGCGCGTGCCGCGAACTGGTAGGTTGCGGGACCTTCCGGCCGTTCGCTGCAGGTGCAACTTAGAATGATCTGACTGTTGGCAGTGCGCAGTTTCCAGCATTCCCCAGCAGACCCGCAAGCTCTGGCGATGCGCTTGCGAGTATAATACCGGCAATGAAGAAGCTGACGCCCCACCATTCGACATGAATACCGCCGATGACGGCCCTCTCAAGTTGTTCTTCAAACGCTCTATGCCCTGCTCTTCTTTGGGTGACTTCTTCTGTGATCTTGAGCGTCAACTCATCCGATTGCGCTCTGAGTTTTCCTTCAAGTTCGCCAACTTCCCTGAAGAGGCTTGTTGTTCTTTCTTCCAACATCTCCACACGCCTTTCGAGCGGTGTGTCTGGCCGGGGTAAAACCATGCCCCTGCCCCTTGCAGTGGGGACGCTGACAGAAACCCCTTGGGCCGAAGCGATGTGTTTTGTAACGCGGCGTCGTGGAAATCTTTTGAAGTAAAGCGCGATTCTTTCTCGAACAGTCGGCTTTTTGAACAGCCTGCCGGAGTCTCTCAGTCCCTTTGCGACAGTCAGGAATCCACCTAGTTGCAGGAGCATCCCTAGCAATCGGATGTCTTTTTCTCGGCAACCCAAAACAAACAAAATCAACCAAACGGCGACCAAAGCAAAAATGCCGATCCAAAGAGGCCACAGAGCGCATATACCGAGCCACAAGTGCGCGGCGCACTGCTTAAGGTAGACCAAAAGAGGCTTTCGACTCTCGGTCTTAGTCTTCGCGCGGGTCTGTGTTTGAGAGTCATCCATCATGACGGAAGTCTCGTTCGCCTGAAGCTATACCGCAAGCTGCTCCGGCAATTCGTAGTGAAAAAATCTGTCATGAAAGCGCTATACAAAAGCAGCGCGTAGTGTGATGCGTGGGGCAAGACTGCGTCGTCCCGCATCTCACCGGTTCGCGCTCCGCGCGGTGAAGATCAGCTTTCGCAGTTTCGAGCCAAGGGCTCTGGGTCCGCTTCGAGCTCCGACCCGCCGATCGCTGCACCTGTTGCGAAGGTCGGCTTTCGGAGAACGGCCACGGCTTTGCAAAGGTCGCTTCTGCGCATAGCAGTCGCTCGGATTGGCGTCGCTTATACCGACGCCAGCATTGTCCCCCAAGGCGCCCGGTTATCCGGGCGCCTTCGTTCGATCTTGCTGGGCCTATGAGGAAGGGCCAGCGGGCCCCGGGTGGTTTCCTGTGGGCAGGATGCACGCCTCGCGGAAGGCCCGGATGGCGGCGTCGCCGGCGACGTTGATTTCATGCTGATAGTGCCCCGCATCCAGAAGCCTTTGCCTCAGCGCCGCGTCCGGCTCGCCCGGCTCCGCCCCTGCATCGCAAAGGCTTTGGGCCATAATCACCGCCTGCGTTCGGCGAAGGCGATAGTGCGCGTAGGGGCTCGCAATTGTGTGTATTATTTCTGTCCGAGGTTCGTTGCGGTCGTTAGGGTTCGCGTCAGCCATTGTGTGATCTCCTCATTAGATCGTGCTTTGGTCAGGCCCTTGCTGGTGCTCAATCACCAGCAAGGGCCGTTGCTTTTGTAGTTCAGTGTAGTTATCCGTAGCGACAGTGTCTTTCCACGTCAACTACGGATAACTACAAATAATGCAAAAGAGCGTGCCAATATCTTTCCGCCTCGATGCGGATAAAAAGGAAGCCCTTGAGAAGGCGGCGAAAGACGATGCCCGCTCAGTCTCGTCCATGCTCGACAAGCTGGTATCCGACTGGCTCAAGAATAACGGCTACCTTCCGAAGTAGGCCTTCCCGCGAGCGGGCCTGTTTGGTGATGATGCCGGCATGAGGCATGAGTGCCTCTTGCCGGGCTCCGCAGGTGATCGAATGCCCCGCCGAAAGGCGGCCCGCCGAGGCGCAGCCCCGCGCCAGCATTTGGACAAACCAGCCCGCGCCCCTGACTTCATGCACCAGCACGACAGCCATGCTCCGCGCGGCCGGGCGACGGGCAAGAGCCGCCCGCCGGGCCCGTAGCACCGGAACACGGGCCTGTAGGAGATTACAGGGGCGGCAAGCGATGGCCCGCAAGAGGGCGTGAAGGTCGCGAGATCGCCAGAGCGGACCACTGGCGGGCGCTGAGCCTATTCAGCGGGTCCCGCAGGCGGATCGAGCGAGAAGCCCCTGAGCGGGCCTCTCGCGCCAGCTATGAAGCTATGCCCCGGAATGACGTCCACACCCCAGAGGCAATAGGGCGCGCGTGCTGTCCTATCCGGGCTGATATTGCCCGTCCCGACCATACCCCCGGTTCAATTTCGCCGGCGCAATCGCCGGGCGCGGGCGATGCTCCCCGCCAGAGGCCGGGCCCCTCGAAATCCTGAAAAACAAGGCCATCCGGCGGGTGATCCCTTCCGGCAATCCGCACCGCGAGGATTTGCGGGCGATCCAGATTACAGAACAGAACACTATTTTGAAAATCTTGAAAAACGGACAAATTCTGGGCTGGGGCTGCGCAGGCCTCTTTACCACCCCCTTACGGTCCCTATTCCATTTAATATCAGTCAGCTAGGATGATTTATTGAAGTTCCGCATGAGCGCAAACGCAGGCATTCGGGCGTATGATCAGAAGAATAATTTCCCGATTTCGGGAATTATCTTCTGGTTTTTCTTGATAATGCGGTGGCCATCTCGGGCTTCGTTATCGTGCAGGAGCTATCCCCGACCCTGCCAAGCGGCTTGTTGCAGCCGGTCGAGAAAGGCCCCGGTATCCAGCGCCGTGCCCCGCACCAGCCCCAGCGCGGCGGGGGTGATCTTCTCGCCGCGCTCGGCGTTTTGGCGAACGGTGCGAGCGGATGCGCCTGTTTTCTCGGCTTGATCATTGGCAAACGAAGAGTGGCAAACTTCGCCACTCTCCTTGGGGCTGTTCCTTCCATGCCCCGTCTCGGGATGCAGCGCCAAATAAGCCGCCTTCCGCTTGGCCGTAAAGGTCGCCTGCTCGGCGGCGGTCAGTTTTGTCCCAGAGCGCTCTTTGTCGCCCTATGCAGGATGGTGAAACGGACGTGAAAAGACCCCCAGCGGGCAGGCTGGGGGTCCTTGTGGCGCTTAGTTGGGGATAAGCGCCGCGCGATTGGCTGGCTGGGTGGTATCGCCCGCGAATCGCATGATTTCTATTAGCTGACCCGCGAAGGCGCGTCCAGATCGCCAGATAGCATGAATTGACGTAGGGCGGTCTCAGGGTGAAAGGATGACCGCACAAGATAAGACCCCCAGCGCTGACGCTGGGGGTCTAGACCGGCTGGCGGGCTGGGCGCGACAAGGGGCGCGCTGCCCTACAGCATATTGTCGAGGTCGCCGGTCCGCAGCGCCTCGCCTGCCTGTTCGGCTTTTGCCGCAAGGCGAGTGAAAATGCCATCGACCTCCTTTTGCAAGGTCCGGCGCATTTCAGGGTTGTTCGTCACGTTCTCGAAGCCCACGAACTCAGTTTCGAACATTTGCGTAATCTCCGCCATGACAGACAAAGCGTCCTCTGTTGGCATGAGGTGGCTCGCCCGCGCTGCGATGCGCGCCTCGATCTCGCGGGTGCGGGCCTCGCTGGCGGCGGTGGCTGTGTTGTCCCTTCTGCCCTCCGCTACCTTGTCCTCATAATAGGCGATCACACCTGCGACCACCTCACCGGTCTTATACTTCCCGCGCGAGTGCTGGGCGATGTATCCGCTGTTGACGAGGCCGCGAATGAAGGTATCCGACCGCTCGATCAGCGCGGCCGCTTCCTTGGTGGTGACGATCCTGTCTTCTAAATTGGTGGGCATGGGTGCCTCCTTCGTTGGTGGCGACGGCGGGCGCGGGCCCCGCCGCCGCCTTCCGGGCTCGAGCTCGACTGGCCGGAGGAGGCCAACCCGAACCCGGAATTCTATGCGGCCATCTCGCTGTCAGACGCCAACGTGGCCCGCGGGTCCGCGTCCGAGCGGCGCATTACGGCGATGCCGGCGGCTTCAAGCTCGCGGATTGTGCTTTCCTCGGCCAACTCGCACGACAAAAGCTCCTCGTCCAAGGCGGCCAAGCGCTTCGCTTTCTCCTCCGGCGCCAACGCCTCGAGGCCGCCCTCGTATTGGGCTTCCAGCCGCTCGCGGAGAAGCGCGCCGATATCACCGCGGGCGGCCGCGAAGGCGAGAGAAGCGCGATCATGGGCATCAAGGTTGAGGCTTGGTTCGCGCCCGCCGGGGCGCGTCAAGCTGCTGAGGTTGATGTCGCCAACCGCTTGCTCGACCTGCCGTTCCAGCGCTCGCTCCATCGCCTCGATAGCGTGATCGAGAGGCAGCGCCCGGCTCGCGACATCGTCGCGCTGATCAAGAAGCCGAAGGCGCAGTTGGCGAATTTCGGACAAGGCGGCCTGCGCCTCGGACGTGGCCTTGGCGGCCTTCCCTCGGGCGGATTTGAGGTTCTTCAACATGTTCATTCCGCTGCCTCATTTGTGAGTTGGTGGGAACCAGCGTCGATATCGTGTGGCAGGGGCAGACCTTGCTCCTTGGCATAGCGAAGCGCCGCACCATACGCCCCGCCGGCGGCCTGAAGCTCAGCGCCGATGCGCTCGCGGTCCTCTTCGTGTCGCGCTTTTTCCTCTGCGATGGCGGCGATCTTCTCATCCACGGCCGCAATCTGCTTCTCCACATCGGCGGGGCGAAAGGCGGCCTCATCGGCAAGCCGGGCGCGGCGTTGACGCTCGCGAGCGAGCCGATCTCGTAGTTCCGCGGCATGGTCGTCTGCCTCGCGGGCAGCGGCCAACTTGGCCCGCTTGATAGCGGCCAAATGGCTCAGGCGATTGGTGCTGTCATACTGCATAGGTTCCTCCTTTTAGGCGAATATCGTTGGCTTTGGGTGGCGGTCTCAACGGGGGCCAAAATCGCCAACTCGAACCGCCTTCGCGGCCTTGCTCCACGCCCGATCCGCGGCGGTTTCCGGAGTGACCGGGCCATCGCCGCCCATCTCCACCTCGCCCTGCGCCCGCTCCTCGATGGACAGGTGGGCCGACGCTTTCGGGCTGGCCTCCAAGACCTTCGCGGCCGCCTCGGGCGTCAGGTCGGTTTCCAGCGCCAGCGCGCGGGCTTGCGGCTCGCGGCCTTCCGCCGCTTCGCAGGTCAAAATGGCGCCGATGCGGGCGCGCTCGGCCTCCGCGCCTTCCTTGATGGCGGCCTGTTTTGAATTCGGTGAATTGGTCATGCGTCCCTCCTGTTGGTGTTGCTGGACCCCGGCCGCTTGGCCCCCACGGGCCGCAGCGGCATTCGCTTTTGCTTGTTCAAAAAAGTTCATGTGATCCTTATTCCCGTGTCGCTCATGACGCCCCGGAACAATTCGCGGACCTCCTCCTGCAAGGCCGCTCGGACCTGCCCTTGGATTTGCCCCGCGTCCGGCCCGCTGACGCCGGTGAAGTTGAACACCGGGGCTAGTGAAACCTGAACGGGCTGGGGCGCCGCCGGGGCGGGCGCTTTCCGCCCGCTATCGGCATCGGCCGCCGCCGGGGCTTGCATGGCCCGGGCAAGGCGCTGGACCGCGCCCACACCGTCCATCTCCGGCCTGTCGCGCTCTCTGACCAGTAGCGGGCCCTGCCCGTCCTTCAGGTTCGGCCCGGTGCGCCCGCTGGACGCCGCCGGGGCCGCCTTGGGGGCCATCGCCCCGGCGACCCGCTTGAGCCCCGCTGTCGCCCGCTCCGCCGCGCCCGTGATGGGCGCGAGGCGCGAGCCAAGGCCCGGCGCCCGGGCAAGGCTGGCAAGCCGCTTTGTCGCCTGCGCGGTCGCCACGTAGGCGCTCCGCGTGGCCGCGACAATCTCCGGCCCGCGCTCGCCCGTGAGATACGACGCACCCCGCGTGATCGGCCCGCCCCGTGCCTTCTGCCCGTCAACGTCCGCCCCGGCGGCTGGTGCCGCCGCGCTGCCGCTGTTGATGCGGTTCAGCGATCGTTCCAGCGCCTCCGCCTGCTGGCGGGCCTGCCGAATGGCGCTGTCATTGATGTTGGGTGTCACGTCCGCGCTGCCGACGACCTCAAGGGCCACCTGAAGCTCGCCCGTCCGGCGGGTGGCCTCGGCTATATCGCTCTCGACCTCCGCCAGCCGCGCTTTCAGCGGTCCAAGATCGGCCTGCAACGCGGCAATCTTCCGATCTCCGCCACGGCCGCTCGGGGTATTGCGGATTTCCCGGTTGATGGCCGCGATCTTGTCGCGGAGGCTATCCGCCTCCGCGCCCATATCCGCAAGCTCGCCCGCCGTGGGCAGGCTTCCCGCGTCCGCGATAACCGCCTCCGCGCGCTGCTGTTCGGTCTGGCCCGCCGCCGCCGCATCCGCCGCCAAATCCTCGCGCGTTACCTTGATCGGCTCGGGCTTGTCCTCGCCGAACAGGCGGTTCCAAAGTGCTTCAATTTTCGGCGGAATTTCGGGCCACTTGATCGCGTCGGAAAGGTCGATTTCGCCGATGGCGTCGATGATCTTTTCCGGGATGCTTTTCACCCATTCGAAGAAATCGCGGAAGGCGCCCTTGATCGTCTCGATGATGGTGGTGGCAACCGCCTTGGCGCGCGCCTCGATGCTGGCGAACTCTTCATCGCCCAACTTCTCGCGGAACATATCGCCGGAAAAGAAATCCTTGATCGCCTGCCATGCCGCGCTGATCTTCTCGCCAAGGAAGGCGAACGCCTCCCCGACCGGGCGCACCAGCGGCTCCAAGAATTCAAGCTTTTCCTTGATCCCGTCCATGACGGGGGCAAGCTGCTCGCCAATGGCGGAGGCCACGCCCGACACGATGGCCGTGATCCTGTCCCAGAACACCCACGCCGCGCCGACCGCCGCAATGGCGGCGGCGATGGGTATCCAGAGCGGGGCGCTGATCGCGCCGATGGCGGCCACGATGGCCGTGATGCCGCTGGCCAAAAGCTTGAGGCCGGTCAGCCGCGCCGCAACACCGGCAATCTTGCCAAGGCCCTTGGCCAGCAGACCGATGCCCTTGGGCACGTGAACAAGCCCCGTGGCGTGCGCCACGGCGCGTACGCCGCGCGCTACGGCTGTCAGGCCGGTGATATCCGCGATCTTCTTGAGGCCGCGCGCAAGCCCGCCGGTCACAGCCCGAACACCCCGCGATACCGCCGTCAGGCCGGTTACGCCCGCAATGCCAGAGAGCCCCGCCTTGATCGTGCCAAGGAAGCCCAGCCGGGTGCCCGCCATAGCGGCAAGGCTGCGCTGCAATCCTACGCTCTGCCCGACCGCCCGGCCCAATGGCCCGGCGGTCGCGGCAATAGCCCGGTAGCCCCCGGCTACGCCATGCAGGATGCTGGATAGCCCGAACAGGCCAAGGTAGCGAAGGCCCGCAAGGGCGACCTTGAACGCAAATACCGCGCCCGTGGCGGCCACGATATTCTTGATCAATTCCGGGTGGGCCTTGGCGAAGCGGGACACCCCGTCGATAACCGGTTGCAAGGCCTTCATGAGCTTTTTCAGCCCCGGAATGAGCGCGTTGCCGATGGGGCGCAAAGCGTCCGCTAGGCGATTTTTGAATAACTTAAGCTGCGCTTCAAGCGTCTGAATTCGGACCTGAAATTCCCGAAACGCGGAGCCCGCCTTGTCCGCGTCGTTCGAAAGGTCGAACCCTTTTTTCAGGTTCTCGGGGTTCGCGAGGATTTTGCTAAAATCGTCGCTGAAATCCTGCCCGACCAGCGCCTTAAGGGCCTCCGCCTGATCGTTCAGCGGAAGGTTGGACAGCCGGGTGAACATGTCGATCATGGCCGCATCGCCGTCCTGATCGACCATTGCAAGGAATTCGTCCCGCGTCATGCCGATCTTGCGCAGGGTGCCGTCTACCCCCTTCGCCCCGGTGCGCAGACGGGTGGCCAGCGCATTGACGCCGCGCGCCGCCGTTTCCGCCTTAACCCCGCTATCAATCAGGGCGCCGCCGAAGCCGGCGACCTGATCGGCGGTGAGGCCTAGCATGTTCGCCGCACCGGCGGCGCGGTTGGTGAAGTCGAGCACCTCCGGCGCCTTGGCCGATAGCGTGTTGCTGATATGGTTTACGGTATCATTGAACGCGGCCAGATCGTCAACGCCCATCCCAAACACGTTGCCCAGCTTGAACATCACCTCGGACACCTGCCCGGCGTCCATGCCAAAGGCGGTCGCCGCGATGCCGGCCTGCTTGGTGAACTTGGTCAAGTCCTCCGCCGCAATCCCGGCCTCGCCAGCCGCCGCCGCAATGGCCGCAAGGCCCTCGGCCTGAATTGGGATTTCTTTGCTTAGATCGGTAATTTCCTTCTTGAAGGCGCCGAACCGCTGTTCCGCCCCTTCGCCTTCGCCAAACTCGTCAACCACCTTGCGCACATCGGCCATGGCGCTCTCGAAGCTCATGGCCGCGCCAATCGGGGCGCCGATGGCGGTTTTCATGGTGTAGGCCGCCGCCGCCGCGTCAAACAGCCCGCCGCGGGCGCGCGCAAGGCTGGCGTCCACCCGCGTCATAGCGCCGTCCAGCCGCTCACCGAATGTCAGCCGGCTATTCTCCCGGCTAACCCGGCCGATCTTGCGGATGGATTGCGCGACCGAGCGCGCCGGGCCCGACACCCGGTCCAGAAGCTCGACAATGAGACGCGACGTTTGCTGGGCCATAGGTCTACCTCGTGGTTAGTTTTTTCGGGATGGCGCGGTCGAGTACGAGCGCGAGCCGCTTGAAATCGGCGGCATCCATCTCGCCTACAACTTCCTCGGGCAGTCGGGTCATCAGCGCCACGGCCACCTCGACGAAACCGAATGCGTCCCCCTCGGCGGCGCGGCACAGCTTCGGGATGTGTCGGTTAGGGATACGGCGGACCCTCACCTCGCGGATCGTGTTGCCGCCATGGTTTACGGGAATGTCGAGCCTTAGTTTTGTCATGGCGTTTCGTCCTTCTTGTCATCAACATGGCTGGCGTCGCTGGCGGTCTCCACCGGGGTCGACTTTGCCAATTCACGGGACAAGATTTCTTGGAGTTGCCGTTTGCCTAGCGGCTTGTGGCCCGCCTCGCTGAGCTTGCGAAATGTCGCCGCCGGCTCTTTTTCGAAAGGCGGTGCGGGCCGATTGGCGACATCAGCCGCCCACCGGCGCCACTTCACGGCAAGGTCCTGGGCCTTTGCCGAGACCGAAAGCTCGGGCCAGCAGATCGCCGCGATCCGCCTGATGGCGGCATCGCGCTGCGCCATCCGTAGTCGCATCCTCGCGCCCGTCCAGCCGGCGCCGTCGAGGTTTAAGACCTGTTCGAGCGTTTCAGCCTCACCGGCGCCGGCGATCCACCTGATCATTTGAACCGCAGTTCGCCGGCCGGCGTGGTTGCGGCACAGTAGGCCCCATTCCGCCAGCGCAACGAAGCCGTCGAGATCATCGTCGAGGCCGCGCGCCCAAGCGGGCGCGGCGGTGTTGGGGGTGTCGTGTCCGTCCATAGTCACACCTCCCCGTCCGCCGGCTTGGCCAGCCATTTGGTCCACAATTCATCGCGGAGGAAGTCCGATGGCGTGGGCCATCCACCTCGATCTCGACCGGACGCGGCTACCCGCTCGAAGTGGGCGGCGAAGGCGCGTGTCCCGGCGCAGATTACCTCAGGGTCATCACCGTCGCCTTCGCACTCGACCCACGCGGCCTGAGCTTCGATTTGCTCGTCAAGGCTCTCGCCCGAAAACGGATCGCCCGCGCCCGGCCAGCATTTCGGATAGGCCTGCCAGAAAGCCGAGAAACTGCCATCCGAGGGGGAAGGATTTTCAGGATGGAGGTGGTCTTTGTCCGGCGCAGCAGGCGGGGTGGTTCCGTCGCAAGGCGCACCCGTCGCGGATGGAAGGGCGGCTCCCTCAAGGAGCCGCTCTTCCTTATCTTCTGCGTCGCAGATAGAGCTATCCCCTACTACGGTAGAACTTGGTGACACGGTAATGGAGGGAGAGACGCTGTAGGCGTCTCTCCCTCTCTCACAGGGTTCACTACAAGGGTTAGGGTCCGACTTCTCGGACCACGTCTGGTCCGACTTTCCGGACGACAAGGGAATTATTGCGTTTTCGCCGCCGCAGTCATGTGATCCGACTTCTCGGACTACTTCGTAGCGGCTTGCATTGGCCGCGTCATGTGATCCGACTTTTCGGACCACTACAGGCTCATGTGATCCGACTTTTTGGACCACTACAGGCTCATGTGATCCGACTTTCCGGACCACTGCGCCTTCATCATCTTCTAGGACATCCTGAGCATTTTCGGTGTCGCCTTTGATGATCCAGCGATATCGAGAAGATCGGTATCCGCGGCGCTCCACATTTAAGTGACCCTGCTCTTCAAGTGACTTGATCGCCGCCATTACACCGTTCTTGCCCGCGCCGAGCTCCTCGGCGATCCTCGGGATGCCGGGGTAGGCGTAGCCCCACTTGGGGTTGTAGAAGTAGAACGCGAGGATATTCACCACAGCGGGGGCGAGCCGGTGCAGTTGTTTCTGATTTTGCGTCACCTCTAGCACCCAAGCGATCTTGCGCTTCATGAATGCTTTGCTGGCTTCCTGCTCAACGTAGGTGTTTAGGCTCATTTTAGGCATTCCTGCGGTTGGAAAAGGCGGGAAAAACCCGCCTTTTTCGTTGCCCGTGGATGCCGCCTGAGCTATACTCAGCACATCCACGGAGACACCATCAAATGTGGATATGAGGCCGCCCATGATCTTGCCGGACAGGGCGGCCTCCACGTTTTCAAAGGCCAGTTCAGTCATCATCGACATCCCCCTGCTGGGCCACCTGCTCGATGGCCCGAGCAAGGTCGGCAGCCCGGTCGATGCTGACGCTGATGCCCTTGCCGGAGGGCCTCATTTCGCCGTCCGGCCCTGGGTAGAAGGTGCGAACATCGAGAAGGCGCTGGCCCCGGAAGTCGCGCTGGCGGACGCGGACCGTCTCTCTCTGATTTTTGGCGATCTCCCTCATGCCGATGCCTCCGGATTGATCCGGCGGAACAGCTCTTCAGTGTCGCTGACCGCAATGCCTTCCGCCTCAAGCGCGTCGGCGTGGTCATTGAGCCAATGGCCCATGTCGCGGATCGCCGCGATAATGGCGTCCTGCCCCCCGGGAACGGTTTCCAGACGGCGCAACAGAAATGCCAGTTGCACGTTGGTGTAGGGGCCTGCGCCTTCTACTGTGGCGCGCACAATTTTTTTCTCCCAGCTCATGCCTCGGCCCCCTCCTCGAACGCCGCCTCGATGAGCTCGTCCACGCCACGGATCAGGGTTCGGCCACCGATCTTGCCCTTGCGGAGCACGCCCTTGCTTACAAGGTCATAAATGTGGCTACGGCTGCACCCCCCCAGCCGCTTCATCGCACCCTCGACTGTGTAGCTCGGCACTGTGCCCGCGATCACGCCCAGCTGGGGCTCGGCTGGTTGGTTGGTGTGGTTGTTGATCTTCGTCATTTCGGCCTCACGTTTGGATAATTTTCGACGTGAGAAGACACTCCACGAAACCCGCGTAAAAAGCTAAGGGCCGGAATGGCGCTTTTGCCCATTCCGGCCCTTTGTGATTTCTTTCAATGGCTTATCAGTATTCCGGCAGTTCCTCAGCGCCGGTCAGAATGTACCAAACGGCTTCGATGAACTCCGTATCATCATCACATTCAAGTGCACCACGAATATCGGCGAAGAGGCGGAGACGGGCCTGCGTCTTGGCCTGCGGCTGGCCGCCCAGCGCGGGCGGCGCGGCTTCCTCGGCCTGCACCACCAACGCCCTAAGATCAGCAAGGGCGCGGGCCGCCTTCCGGGCGGCCCGACCAACTTCATGGCCCTGCGGTGCGCCCTCCCGGTCTTCTACCTCCAAAGCGGCTGCGGTGAGTTCGGTGATCAGTGCGGCCATGTATTCGTCCGGCAGCTTGTCCAGCTTCTTCCGGGCGTACTTGAAGCATGTTCGGGCGTTCCGCTTGTCTTCAATGCCATGGTGCTCGCGGTAAGCGGCGACGGGGTCGCCTTCGAAAAATTCCCAACGCTCGAAGGCTCCGATCAACGCCTCCGACCGAACCGGGTCACGAAGCGCGGCGGCAAGCCGCGCGCTACCGCCCATTTCGTTCAGGACGTCTATCCACGTTGCCCACAAATCAGGACGACGCCGTCCGGCATGGGGAAGCGGACGCGGCAGGGCGCGTCGCAGGGCCTCCTTTGCCTTAGCAACCGCACTCCGCGCTTCGGCCAGTTTTTCGGGCGTGTCGGCAGCCTGCTCTAGCGTCTTGGCGGCCAAATAGTCGGCCCGCGCGGCGAGGCGGTCGGCGGTGAAAGCTCTACCACCCGATGCCTCGGTCTCGGCGTTCGCATCCGCTACCGCCCGCGCCCACACCCCGTGCTCAGGAGGCTCTATCTTATCCCCGTTCATTCCGCGCCCTCCCCTTAAGGTCGATAACGCCTCCGCCGGCGTTATCGGGAATGCAGTAAGCCGCCCACGCCTCCATGAGCTTCCGGCGCTTTTGGAACAAATCACCTCGCCTGTAAGCCGCTTCGGTTCGATCACCGACGACATGGGCCAGCGCCATTTCTGCGACCTCCGACTGGAAATTTGTTGCCTCGGCCGCCCAATCCCGAAATGACGACCGGAACCCGTGCACTGTCCCAGCCGTCACGCCCATGCGTTTGAGTAATACCGACATGGCCATGTTACTCATCGGGCCGCTGCCCCGGATCGCCGGGAACACTAGTTCAGGGTCTAAGCCATTCGCCTCTTCCAGCACTGCCAGCGCCTCATCGGAGAGCGGAACGCGGTGCGGCCGCCGGGCTTTCATGCGTTCTTCTGGCACCGTCCAGACGGCCTGCTCGTCGTCTATCTCGTCCCACGCGGCGTGCAGCACCTCGGAGGTTCTGGCGGTCGTCAAGATAGCGAAGCGGAGAGCGAGGGCCGAGACGCCCTCGCGCTCCCGCAGGGCGGCCATGAAAGCGGGAACATCCTCCCATGGCATGGCGGCGTGATGGCCTTGGCGCTTGGGTTGTTTGGGCAGCAACACGTCAAGGTTTCCACGCAAAACCGCAGGGTTCGGCCCGGCGTGAACACCGCGAACCCGGGCAGCCGCAAGAACCTTTTCCAGCCGCATCCTTATCCGGCGCGCCGTCTCGGGTTTCTTGAGCCACACGGGTTCAAGCACCGCGAGCACGTCATTCACATCAATCTCACCAATTGGCCGCGACCTGATGGCGGCGCAATAGGCGGGACCTAATGTCATCCCCCATTGGTCTGCATGCTTCCTGTTCGACCATCCGTCACGGTGATCGGCAACGAACTGATCGGCGAAGTCGCCGAACGTGATTGCCTGCGAGATGCGCTCCCGCCGCTCTTCGTCTCGCAGCGCGATAGGATCGTCGCCAGCCGCGACCGCTTCGCGGGCAGCCGCGGCCCGTTTCCTTGCTTCGGCGAGGCTGACATGGCCAGCGGCCGCGCTGCCCAGTCCCATCTCCCTCCGGCGGCCGGCAATCTTATACATGAAAAGCCATGACCGCGCGCCCGTCTTCGATACGAGAAGGTAGAGCCCGCCGCCGTCTGAAAATCGGCCCGGCCCCTGCGCGTGCTGCACCTGCTTGGCATTCAATTTATGGATCGTTTGGCCCAT